CAATAAAATCAAGTGCTGTTCCGTCGGTGCTAGTTATTTGAACTTGATCGCCACTAATTAGCTGACCGTGTTCAAAATCAAAACTAAAACGCTTTGCCGTTACGTTGACATCTGATGAAAGTATCGTTGACTGCAGCTCACCGCCATCAAACTGCCGCTGCAGCTCAATCTCTCCGGTAGTGCCAAGATAGACGCTCATCAGATTGTCACCGTCGAAAGTGCGCCAGTTCCTTGGAAACTAATTTGTGCCTGAACAATTTCTCCAGTAGATGCGCCAATGCTTGCGCTCGTTATGTAAGCAGTCAACTTAATATCGTTAATATCTGCGCCATCAATCCAACGAAAAGTAAGCTCTACAGTATCGCTACTACTTACGCCAGCCGTGCCAGTTTTATATAGCTTGTTAAGTAAATTAGTCGTATTTATGCTGTTATTGTCTTCTTTGTAGTACAGCAAAGTTGCGCTGCCGCTATAGCCTGCGATGCCTGGTGTATAACTGCGTATGTTTTCGCTGAGCGTTGTGGTTTCGAGTGTCTCAAGATTTGCTTGCAGCGAAAAGTTGACGACCTTAGCAAGGTTCGTTCCGGCAAGCTGCATCACGCCGTCTCTGCCTGAATAGACTTTTGCCATTAGGCCACTGCTCGTAACGCCACTGTAACGCTGCTAATGCCTGGACGCACCGCTTGCACCTGTGGCTGACCGTCATATCGCCACTTAGTGCCAGACGGGGCATCAAGAGAAGAGCTTGATCCAGACCATCCTTCAAAGACGCTTGCTGGCAACGTAAAAGTACGAAACGTGCCTAGCTGATCAAGGTAATCGTTTAAAAAAGATTCCGCAGACGCGTCTTCGACATTGGAATAAGACAAACTCAACGTGGCGTTGACACGTCGTGATCCATAGAGAATCCGCACCTCTGCGCCAGATTGCGAGTTATACGCTTTGCTGGGAAAATTTCCTGGCGTGAATTGGCGGCCAGTTGGCGTCAAAGATGGAAATGCCATCACTCAATGATTGTAAAGTTTGATTCAGTTAGAACGTCTTTAGCCACAAGGCTAACGCCAGAGGCGTCAGTCGGCACCTCCACAGCACTGATCGACACTAGGCCATCCTCTTCAATCGTCAGCTGCTCAACCTGAAAAACGCTGTAGTCCGTACTTGCTGATAGCAAAGTAAATAGAGAACCATAAAGACTTGAATCTGTAATGCCATTGTTTGACACGTTCAGATTTGTCTCAATAACCTCTTGAGTTGATGGCTTGTAAACCAATGCCGTGTAACTCCCATCTGCAACATCAGAAATAGTTTGCAAAGTCCCGGCATCTGTTATTGCACCATTAGCGGCAGAGTTATATGTAGCGGCTTCTGTAATAACTCGAATATAAGAACCAGGCTGTACGCCTAAAGCGTCAGGCACTGTTTTGAAGCTGATTGTTTTGCTGACTCGCCTCCGTGTGCTCAATAAGAACTGAGCTGTCCGCAGGGCTTGTGATCGATTCGTACAAAACTCACTTAAATCAAAAGCTTGTTCAGTTGATGCTGTCGTTATGTCTGCAAAGTGAACTAAAGCCGTTGCCTGATAAGGCAGATCATTTTCTTTTGTGACCCGATAAGTGACAAGCGCACTTATGTCAGAGCGTTGCGCAACGTCAATGTATTGAAGCTGAAACGTATCTTCAATAATGTTTCCAGCCGTAAAAATTTGGTCAACCTCAATTGGGTTCAAACTAATTTTAAAACTTGAATCAAACGGAAGCGCAGGCATCATTCCAAAACGCCCGTTTTTGATCGTGAACGCGCAAAGTTGTAACGAAGCATTGTCATACAAAAAACTGCGAAAGCTTTCGCTGTCTTCTAAAACACCATCAAAAAAGATCTGATTTGCATCTAAAAAATGTGCTGTAGTTCTCAAAGAATCTTCATCAATTAACTCGTCTGGAACAACTCTGCCGACGCCTTGAGATTTGTTTTTTAACAAGTAGAAGACAAGGTCTGCCAGCAAGTTGCTTGGCCCCTCTGCGCCTCCAATCAAACGCGTAACGGGGATGCCAGATGCTGACCACAGACGCATTTGGCTAACTTCAGCAATTTGACCGCTAGATTTGACTGAAAATCCAACTGTAGACATGCCGCCGTACTCAACTAAATCAGCGTTCTCTACAAATTCGTTGACGTACACAATTTTATGCTCAGGGCCAGAATCATTCGATTTCGTAAGTTCGAGATAATAGCTTAAGTCTGAACATTGAGTGAATTGTTCAAACTCTCGTTCTGCAGTACGAATCTGGTCGTCAGGAAGAAGCTCGACTTCTGACACTTCCATGTTGAAGGTTATTTCGGTATATTCTTTTGTTGAAATGTCATTATCTCTAACCCATACTCTAAAGGGGTTAGTTCTGTCAATGTCTTGTATAATCGGGAAGGGATTGCCTACTGCAAATTCTCCCGTTGATCGTACAACTTTGAATGTTGGATCTTTGTAAATACGGCGTGGATCTTGCTGGTCATCAGTTGTTTGATTGGCTTGGTCATATATAGGGTTAAAATTAGAATCAGTTGGCCGATTTAGTTGAACTGTAGCAGAAACAGTTACAGTAATTGTTTTGCCGTTTCCAAGGTCAACTGTAACGGGGTCAGAAACAGGCCTGTCATTATTTTCTCGATCTCTTGCGTCTCCTAGCAATTCATGCAAAAAAGCTGCTTGTTTTAAAAACCTACTGCCGTTTGAAATTTTTTCTATAAGTACAACAGCGGTTGGCTTTTTAATTTCAATAATATCTCCGGCCTTTGCAGGGTCAGTTGCCATTTCTGGGCTGACTTTAATGTCTCGAACATTTACGATGCGGCCTTGAGTTCTTAGCTCAAAATCGCCATACGCAGTTGTTTCTGTTTTTGATAACTCACCGTTACCTTCAATTCGGCTGCTTTTTGTATAGGGTGTGCCAAAAGAAGCATCTAAAACTAAAACCTGATTGCCTGCCCTAGAATTTAAAGCAACATCGGTGCCAGATCTAGGAACAAATTTGTATTCATAATATTCATCATCAGGAGGCGTGATTCTTATGTAGTTATTTTGGCTTATAGGAGCACTGCCTTGCACGCACAAAAGCAGTGGAATTCGATGATATTTTTCTTCGTTTTTGTCGTATTTTTTTACCGGTCGTACATAAATAGAAAAGCAAGATGACCGCTTGAAGTATTTGTCCATGCGCGGTGTTTGAAGCTGTATGTCATCTTCGTCTAATTCATAAAGACGATCAGGCGTAGGGACTGAATTAAAGTTGCAAAGGCTTGATGATTTATTAAATACTTGACTTTGGATTCCAATTTCAATAACTTTAGCGTCTCTGCGAACAGGACGAATGCTTGCAATGTTTACTTTGCAAAGATTAAAATATGCTTCGTCGCAATGCCTTGTTTCGTCAAAATCACCACCTTCATACCCGCTAAGGCTTCGCCTGACAGCATCTGTCCCAGCTACTCCAATACGTCTATTTCCAAAAATTTCAACGCATTCTAGGTCTATTCTCATGCGCCCTCTCCTGCCCTGAGTAACTGATGTAACGACCCATATACTTGCATTTATCATCCAACGCGATCCAACAACCAAAAGATCAGCAGATTTTTCTGCCCAACTTTTAGCAGAATTTATTAAATCGTTCAAATCTAATTCAGTTCCAACAAAACCAAAAACGTCGTCTTTAACAAGTTCATTAAATTTCTCTGTAATGCGATCATCAACGAGCAAACCATTTGAATCTTCTGCTGCAAATTCATCAATTTCAAAAACAACTGTGTCGCCTATATCGGCTGTGTATTCTGCTTTTTGTGATGTTACGGTGCCGTTGTATGTAGTCAGACCCATGCAACGTGAGTAAGAACGGCCAACGCCTGGCTGGCCTGCTTGAAGTCCTACAGTATGCAACTGGTCTGCGTCAGTACCAGCAATTTTCTTGCGTTTTCTTTGTATTTCTTTGCGGGCAGACGCATTCTCTCGCCCTAAAGTTGATACAAAAGGAGCACTGACTACTTCCCAATTGAATCGATAAGCGGTCCCATTATGAATAGCATTACTGGTACCAAACGTAGTGTCGCCGCCTGGCGTGTAAGCCATTGAAAAATTTCTACCAGCGAATGTATCTGTCGGAGTTCTAAAAATTGGTCTACCTACTGTGCCAGTAGCGCCTGAACCTTGCGTCCCGTGCAAAATATTTGATACTTTAGGTCGGTTATTGCCTTCAATTGATGAAAAATAAAATGCATATTCTTTCTCGTGCAATGAATTTAAAGCGGAAGTCCCAAGCAAAATGCCGCCAAGGTCAGGGTTATCTAGGCCAAACTCACCAGCAATATAGATACCTTCATAAGCCTGAAAAACGCCGTACGCGTAAAGCCTTGACCACACCAACGCAGGGGCAATAATCAAACCGCCAGTAGGCTCGTTATCTTGACCAATCCCACGGTTGCCAAATGGTATGGGTATTGGCTGATTTAACTCCGCCAAACTTGCAACGTTATCAAAATTAGTCGTTTGATTGAAACGAGTTGGGCCAATCTGATCAGCAAGTTTTTTGCCTTTTACCTTTGCTTGATCTTGCGGTTGATTTTTAGGAGCCAGCAAGGTGCTAGCCGCAGTCAAAGCAACGCCAACCGCTAGCTGAATTAAAATAGTTGTCGGTTCATTTACGACATCAGGAATCTGGTCATACTCTGCTGGACGCACACGCTGTCGCAGCATTGCATGACGGATAAGCTCCCGATATTCCTCTTCACTACATCCAACCGCTTGTATCAGGGCTTTTTCATACGGTAAGAGCGGCGGATTGAAAGGCTTGCCACCGGTTTCCAATCCACTGCGGAAAGTGAATTGTTGATGTAGAGGACGCCCTTCTGCCATAAGACTCCGAAGGCCATTGGCCTCACGCTAAGCAATACCATGTCGCCATCATAACTGGGGCTAACAAGCCGGTCACAATACAAATCAAGTTGCTGAAGCACTTGCCGTGGGCTCATGTTGTACCAGTCAGCCTGTACGCCTGGATTGTCCACTCCTAATAGATCCAACGCATCAAAAACAAGATGAATACAATCGTTGCTTCCATATTCGTATTTACGTCCGATTAACTGACTACACATTCACCTGAGCTGTGAAAGGAATGTTTCCAACTTGATCACGGCTAAGACGACGCCCTGGAACATTCGCTTGCACAGCATCAAGGACAGAATTCAACTTAATTTGAATTGTTGTTTCATCCCAACCACCAGCAGCACATGCGCCAAAATACTCATAAAGAGTTTGCTCAACCGCAAAGCTCGAAGGGTTCCATAGAACCGTCGAAACTTTTGCCACATATTTGTTGTCTAAGGCTTCTACCACAAAACTTCTTGTGATCTCTGTATTTCCAAATTGCAGTGTTGCGTCTAAATTGTCACCTTGCAATGTGGCAATCGCGCCACCAAAACCAAAAGGCAAAAAATCAAAACCGGCAACATTTTCGCCCAGTGCATAGTTTTGATATTCCGGTATAAGGCCGCCAGATGGCCCAACATTAAGCAAATGACCAAAAACAAATTCCATCAGATTCGAACCCTACGGCGTACGGCAGGTGAATTTTGCATTGAACCAAGTGCTCTGCGTTCACCTTCGCGAGCACCTTGCTGAGCAGCTTGTGCAATGCCAGCCTGAAACTCTGAAGCGGTTACATAGTCAACGCTATTTATACGCTCCACATTAAAGCGCACGTCAACAGAACCACCACCTTCACCACCACCTGCGCTTGCTGCTGCAGAGCCTTCATTGTCAGGAATCACCCCAGCACCTCGCGAGCCTGCTGAGTAACGCGCCATACTTTCACGCATTTTGCTTTCTGGGATGACGTATTCAGGCTCACCACCTTCGCCGATAATTGCGCTAGTAGGTCCACTGACAAAACCGCCTTCAGCGAAAGTTGGCATGAAACCACCAATCGCCTGATTCAGGAACATCCCGCCAACTTGTTTTAGCAAGCCTGAAAGCGATTCCTCAAGCGACTTACTGCCATCGATTGCCCCCATAATTCCATTGACAATCCCCGATTGAATTGTGTCGGCAACGCCTTGATAGAAACTATTTAACTCTTGAACACGAGCTGCTTCCGCATCATCAGCCTCTTTCTTTTTTTGTGCGGCTTCTGACTGGGCGTTTTTTATCTGTTCAGTGAGATCTAACTGATCATGAAGATTAAGTGTTGCTTGCATTTCAGCGTCAAACTGTTCTTTTGTGAGAACATTTTTTCTATCGAGAATGTTTTGTATCTCGATCTGTCTTTCAAATTGTTTGCGCTCTTCTTCTGTAAGAGCGGAAGCTAGCAATGTTTGCTGCTCTAACGATTTCACGCGACCGGCTGATGCTTTCGCAATCTGCTCTGCTTTTTTGGCAGCTTTTTCCGCTTCTTTATCAACCTTTCCGCCTGTAGCACCGGTCAAAGCGCCTGCTGTTTTTTGAATGTTGTTTGCCGCCGGGGTTGTACCTCCCTGCCCTTCAGAACTGCCTTGGATAGAACCAAAAGTAGACGCAATTTTTTCAGGCACTGCTTGAACAATTTCTTTGATGTTGCCAATAGCTTTGCCTACAGCATCAGAAACGTTTGCTGCCATTCCTGCGACTTTTCCGCCTAAAGAGTCTTTCAACCAATCAGGCAAAATACTTACAAATTTATCTATTAACCCGGCTAAGCCGCTAAACAAACCGCCAAAAAATGAAGTGACACCTGTAACAGCATCACCAGCATTTTTTTGAAGTCCGCTAAAAAAGCCAGCAGCAAACTCACTTAAATTTGCAAAAATGCCTCCTACAAAATCGCGGAATTCAGTGAATTTACCTATGGCGTTACCAATAGGGTCTCCTAATGCAGTATTTAAGTCCATGCCAAAATTAACAACAACGCCTAGAAGCTCGTAAAATGTTTCGGTGAATACCGTGAAAACTGCTTCAATACCTGCCGATATATCGTCGAAAGTTTTCATTAAAGATTGAAAACCTTTCTCAAGCTCAAATGCAATGTTTACTCCCTCGCCTAACGAAAATAGTTTAGTAGCAAAGTTAGTGATGCCAGCAATAATGCCTCTAATTGGAGCAAGTGTTCTTTTGAATCCAGCCGCTAAAACTTCCACAGTTACAGCGGCAACTTGCAACGTCCCTTTCAGCAAAATCCCTAACTCTGATTGGTCAGCAAAAAGGTTTGTGAAAGCTGTTTGCAATCGTTTCAACGCACCGTTAATTGTATTGCCAGCTTCAAATGCTGCCTTAGCGGCTTGGCCTTGCGAATTCTTTTGGTTTTCAAGTAGCTGATTATATTTTTCTGTGTTACCAAGCAATGTAATTATTGCCTGACCGCCTTCAATTCCAAAAGCTTTAATTATTTCACCTGTCGTAGCGCCTGTGCTTTTGATTTTTTCTAACGTGCCGACTAAGCCGTCACTTTTAAGAGTAGCAGCGTCAATATTTACACCATATTTTTCGAATTCTTTGCCAACTTTACCTCCAGCAATTTGAGCAAATGCGTTTTTAAGCGAGGTAAATGTAGTTTCTGCTCTTTCACCGTTACCTGTGATTTGTGCTACTGCAGCGTTTACCTCTTCAAGCGGCACTCCAAGAGCAGATGCTATTGGCGCAACCTTTGCAATGTTTGCCGCATATTCGCCAATAACAATTTTGCCGTCGTTTTGAGTTTGTATAAAACCGTCAACTAACTTTCCAGCTTTATCAGCCTCCAATCCATAAGCGTTCAAAACAGAGGTAGTAGCATCACCAACAGTGTTAATATCGCTAAAGCCTCCAGTCGCACCAAGGCTTGCTGCTTTCAATATTTTTGCCGCATCTGCTGCATTTGTAAAACCTGCAGATGCCACGTCATAAGCAGCGCCGGTTAGTTCCACCACACTTGCTTGACCTGATAGCTCGCGGCTTACATCAGATAATCGTTTTGTTAGCTCATCACTATTAACACCCAGAGAGCGTACTTTTGCTTCTGCAAAATCTTGCGCAGCGAGTGTCGAAAAAGCAGAAGACAACGCGCCTGCTGCTGTTGTCAATATCGCAATCGGCCCTAACGCTGCTTTAAGAGCACCACCTAATGCCGCAACGCCAGGAGTCGCAGCCTTAGCTGCTGCACCAATCGCGGCTGTTCCTTTGGCACCTTGGCCTAGCTTTTTGGTACTGCTAGCTGCACCTTCAGCGCTTTGCTTAATTTTGCCAACCGCAAGACTAAGCTTCTTCGCGTTTTGAACTGCCTTGGCTGTGCTTAGCTGTACGCCAACGGTTGCTACAGCAGCCATAACTCAACGCCTGTTCATCAGACTTTAGCGCCTGCGCTTCGCTTTTTTCATCGCAGCCTCTTGCTCGTCGTTAAGCAAGCCAAAATAAGCTGACCAGATGTAAAGCTCTTCTAATGTCAATTCACTGTTAAGGCGAGTCAGTGTATAGCCAAGCTCTTTCGCTACGCCGAGCTGTAATCGCAAGAAATTGTCTTTTTTTAGCTCGGCTTTCAATCTTTTGGGTCTAAATCCTCAGCCTCCAAGTCCTCATCGCTAACGACTGCAAGCATCAGGGCCTGCAAGTCAGCATCTCGAACATCGTGCTTTAACTCAGCGGCCTGCCCACCACTAAACATACGAGCGCCACTGTCATCTAGTGCTTTCATGATCAGCAACTGCAAAGCAAAAGCATTGGTATCATCCTTTGCAGTTTTTTGTGCTCGCTCACGTTCTGCCATCGTTAATGGCGTACGCCAAAACTCAAACTCAGAACCATCAGACAGTGTCACAACTTTTTTGACTGGCTTGAGGTTTGCTGCTTTTTTCAGTCGATCGAGAGCACTTGACACGCAAAAATTTTGTTGTTCGTTATTAGCTTACACATAAAAAAGCCCCCGACACAAGTCGGGGGCCAGTACATGTATTCGTCTGATCAAGAACGATCAAAATCGAAGCTTGGTGCGCTGGTAGGACGGAAACTGATTTCTACCGATTGTGCATCATCAGGCGTCACTGCAAATGATGCCGAGTTGATGACAGCAGGAACTTCAATTGAAGTGCTAGCGGTGTCATCAGGTGAACCCGCTGACAAAGTCACATCGGTGTAAAGCTTGAAAGTTGCACCTGCTTGCTTGCGTTGAATGACGTCTTCAACCAAGCGAGTTGCCATAGTGGTGTCGTCATCGGTCAGATAGACCGTTGCCGATCCAGTGCCATCAGCAAAACCAGTGATAAAGGTTCGGAATGGAGCGTTTTGACCAAGTGTTCCACCAATGGTGGTGGTGTCTAGCTCTTCCCGCGTGACTTCAAACGACCATTCACGAGCATCTCCAATCGATTGGAACTCGGTGAAATCAATGGTAAATGGAGTGGTGCCATCAGTACCGTCGCTAGACAATGCAAGCTCACTACCACCTGCAGTAGCGGCAAAGGTTGCAATGCCTGTGCTTGCTGCATAAGTCCTGATAAAAACAGGAGTCCCAGCAGCTAAGCCACCAGGCAGAGTGCCACCAGTGCCAGTACCGAATGAAACCTTGTCATTAACCTGAAAACCTAAGAAGGCTCCAACGTTAATGTTGTTGCTGCCGCTCGTTACTTTGGCAGCTGTAAAGGTGCTGCTGGTGCCAGCAGGCTTGTAATAGAGAGCGCCGGACGTACCGGACAAAACAGTAGCCATGACTTTGTGCGGTAGTGGCTTTTTTCGAGTCTAGCTTAGGTACGCATCAAAGCTCACGCTTACCTGCACCTGAAAAAACGAATCGGACAAACCAGAAGCAATTTGGCTAGGACCAGACGCAGCATCGAAGATCACACCACTGACAGTTTTTCTGTCAAAAAGATCTTTCACCCGTTCTGCGATCGTATAAGCAGCAGCAGCCCCAACTCCAACGCCACTGAAAACATCAACGATTAAGACGCCAGCCTGCCTATTGGTGCCAGTGGTTGGAGCTTGCAGCGTGAAATACGCATTGTCTCCAAAGTTAATTTGCACGCTTAGCCAAGGCGCATCTGTTGGCGGAGTAAACGCAGTGTTTGCGTAAGCGACTTCATAGGCAGGAGAACCAGCCATTTCAGTAGCAATCCGCCCTTCAATGACGGCACGGACATCGTTGTATGTGCTGGTCATGTGTCTTTGAAGTTTGTTCTGATGAAATTTGCAATGTCCTTGGCAACAGTCAAGTGATAATTTTTTTCAATTTGATTATTGCGTGAACGCCAGTCCCCTTCCCAAGAAGGAGGCATATTTTGCCCAGCAATTACAGCCGCTGCATACTCAACGTTATTGTAAACAATATATCTATTGCCTATTTTTTCGTCTCGATAGTTTGTCCGGTCAGGCGGCCTGACAACGTTT